CTCCCCACATCGTGGCGGTCCTCAAAAATTCCCCGGAGGAAATTTATATTTTTGGGTTTACTCTACGGAGGTAACAATACCATTATAAAATACGAAGACGAATGGGCTTAGTCCTAACAATAAGCTATCTCATTTCATATGGGATAGCATTTAAACGGGTTCATAAGGTTAATCCTAAGACTTTTTAGTCATGCTCAGTTGGTAGAGCTCCTTATTTCTTTTCTTGCGGGTTACCTTTTTTCTCCTTTCATAGTACATCCTTTCTTCCACCTTATGAGCCCCTTTAAGTGCTATCCCGTTTCAATCATTTTTAAGAAAGGGGCGGAGCGCATGTTGCACATAAAAGACGATGGAACTATTAGATTGACTAGAGGTGATACAGCTCGCCTCACAATTCCAATCATAAACTCAGCAAGTAATGACGAATACGTCATGCAAAGTGGCGATGTTCTTTTCTTTACAGTAAAGAAAAGCGCCAAAGATACCAACTATCTATTCCAGAAAGAATCAACCGGAACTAATGCAATACATATAAAGCCAGAGGACACAGGAAATCTTTCATTTGGGAAGTACAAATATGATGTTCAGCTGACAACTGCATCTGGCGATGTCTACACTGTTATAGAACCATCGATATTCGAAGTTATGGAGGAGATCACGTAATGAGCAAAGCCATCGTAGTCGAAGAGGGGGCTCTTGTTGGCGAAATTAGGTCCGAAGGAACGCTTTCTGGTTCGATAGTTTCGGAAGGAACTCTTAGAGGGTCGCTGTCAATGCCTATCGGCTACGAGGATTATGCCGGGCCCTATAAAGTTACGCCAAAAGTTGAATCGCAGGCTTTAAGTACAGCAGACAAACATATGACGCATGACGTAACAATCGAGCCGATCCCTTATTACGAAGTCAGTAATCAAAATGGAAAAACTATAATTATTGGAGGAAATTAATTATGGCAGACAACCAGCATGTTAATAAAGTAGTATATGGAAATACAGTTCTTATTGACCTTACTGCGGATACAGTAACCGCCGATAAAGTCCTTGCAAGTTATACAGCACATGATGCAACTGGCAACACTATTACCGGTACCTGCGACTTCGATGTAAATTCTCAAGACGCTAATGTTAAAGTTGCTGAAATTTTGAACGGTAAAACCGCATATGCAAGAGGAACTAGGCTCGTCGGCACAATGCCGAATAATGGCTCTGTTTCTCTTACAATTTCGAATCTTGAAGATTCTGTTTCAATTGCTCAGGGCTATCACGATGGCAGTGGTAAGGTTTCTATTCTCGACACCGAGAAAGCTAAACTTATTGCTGCTAATATTAAACAGGGAATTACTATCCTTGGTGTAACCGGTACGCTTGAACCGTCGAGCAGCGTGAAAGTTCATGCAAAATCTGTTACCCCGAAGGCGACCAGCCAGACTGTTCTTCCTGGTGAAGGATATGACTATCTTTCTCAGGTGGATGTTGCTGCGATTCCTTATGTCGAAACCGATAATTCTGCAGGTGGCAAAACGGTAACGATTGCTGGCGAGGGGTGATCCCATGGGCATTAGCAAAGTCGATTTTGGCAAAACTACGCTTATTGATTTAACTGGAGATTCGGTCAATGCTGCCAGTTTGTTGAGAGGTAAAACCGCGCACAATGCTGCTGGAGAACAAGTTGTAGGCGAAGTCGATGTTATTAATGTCTATACCGGAAGCGGAGAGCCGAGTGCAGATCTTGGTTCTGACGGCGACATCTATTTGGATATGGGGTGATTTAAATGAATGACGATGCTCCACTGACTTATAGAGATTTTTCAGCTGGCTATACTGCAGGAGACGGTATGGCAATTCTTGATGCCGATACCAAAGTAGATGAACTTATTAATTGGGTATTTAGCGATAAACCACTCTGGTTCTATGATGGAATAAAATACAGATTAATAATTCATTTCAAAGATATTGAAAACGGAGGCATCATATATTACTTCGATGACAATGGCCAAATTATAAGCCATAAATTTGGTGGTGAGAGTTAATGGCTACTGTTGTTACCAAGAAACTCCGTTTAGATAAAAACAATATTGAAAAATATTGTGATGCACAAAATGTCTCATTCAATGTATCAGATCATGCTTGGCGCAAATGGCTTAACGGCAGTTCGGATGGTTATATAATACTTAAAGATGCTGGCAAATCAGAGCTCTTCCCAACAAGAACGGCACACCCGTTCAAAGCGGATTCCACAATATCTGCCTCACGGTCTGCTGGTACTTGTATCGTTGACTTGCAATTTGCTGGAACTAAAGTTCATGAGGAATCTTTTACTTCAACTTCTCAGAAAAGCAAAGCAAAAGCAAATATAACTAATAGTGCCATTACCAATAGCAATCAGACCACGGAGATTAAATGGCATGTCCACGGAAAAAATGGTGACAACCAACGTGGCAAATTTATAGAGCTGACATTATATTTTAACCAGTATAGTGCTAAAGCATTAACTGGCAATGAAGCCAATGGTATTCAATCAGTAAATGTATCAAATTCTACTCCTTATTATGGAGACTTTGCAACCTTTAGCGCTGAGCTTGTCAGCGGCGCTGAATGGCGTGGCTGGTATTCTGATGCTGCCTGTACAATACTTGTCAGCGCGAACCAGAACTACATAGTAAGCCCTAGCTCAGATATTACTCTGTACGCTAGCGCAACAATTGATGAAGCGGTGTATTCCTGTGCCGCTATTGCAAAAGATGGCATAGCAAGCGCAACAGTTAGCGACTCAGTAGTTCCTGATGGCGGAAAGTGTACATTCTCAGCACAGCTAGAAACTGGTTACGTGTTTGAAGGATGGTACTACGACAAAGAATGTACGAACTTAATTAGTGCAGACAATCCGTACACAGCTACTATCGTCGCAAACACGACGTTGTATGCAAAGGCCCGTAAGAAAGATATACATCTATCTGTCGGCCCAGCTGAGCATGGAACGTCGAGTGTGAGCGCATCTACAGTGCCGTATGGAACAACTGTTACATACACTTTCACTCCGGAAGATTCAACTTGGAAATTGTACGGTTGGTATAGCGACGCCGATTGTACGAAGCTCGTAAGCAAAGATAATCCATATAGCTTTTCTGCAGTTGAAAACGTTACGCTGTACCCAAAGGTTGGGTTAATTACATACAAAGTAACTCTTACGTCACCTCAGATTTTTCTGAACACCTCAAAGTTTACATTAACTATTTTTGCGTATTATGAATCAAAATTATCAGAACAAGATATTTTGAATTTGCACAAAGGTCAGTTTAGTGAATTAGACGATACAAAATTCGAGGGAAAGAAATCTGTTACAGGGGGCATAAGTTTTGGTGATGTAACGGTATCACTTGACGTTCCAATTGGGTGCACGTGCTTTCTTTATTCTAGTACAGATTCCGACGCGATGGTTTGTATATGCCCGAATGGAAATCTGTTTGATAATACAACAATTGTCGATTGGCCTTATTACACATTTATTCCAACGTCAGATAAACAATATTTCGCAAAGTTCGTAGGGTATAGGTGCAATTGCTCTGGCATTGCTAAAGAAGGCATAGAATATACAGATGTAACAAACCCAACAGCTCAAGGAAAAGCGGCTATTTTTAAAGCAAAAGTGCGGCCTGGGTATGCATTTGCAGGATGGTACTCAGACGAAGCATGCACGGTACTTGTCAGTTCAGAAAACCCGGCTAAAGTTACTACCCCCACGTTAAGTAATAATGAAGTAGCGTCATTTACCCTTTACGCGTTAGCAACTAGCTTATCTGGCACAGGTCTTTATCTAAAACAAAATGGCACCTACGAAGAAGCTAAAGCAATCTGGAAGAAAGAAAACGGCATATGGACAAAATCCGATAAAACAATAATTGATACAACTAAAAAATACAGAATTATTAGATAACTTAAAATGAAAGGAGGCAGGGACAATGGCAAAAGCAAAGGGCGGCCAGCCGTCTGGCGGTACCCGCAAAATTAGGCCGGCACTCACGCCGGAGGCCAGACAAAATCAACTTATAGCTTTAGCGACAGATCTTGTTGAGAAAAGATTGATTGAAGGAACTGCCTCTTCTCAAGAGACAACCCATTTCCTTAAGTTAGCAACGCAGGAGGCTAAGCTTAAGGTTAAAATATTAGAGAAGCAGGAAGAGCTTATCTCTGCCAAGACTGAATCTATTAAATCTAGCCAAAGAACAGAGGAGCTTTACAGAGATGCCATCATTGCCATGCGGGAGTATAGTGGCGGAGGCGCCGATGAAGATTTTTAAACGGTACTCTGAACTGATTAGGCTTCCGACGTTTGAAGAGCGGTTCAATTACCTTAAACTGAATGGTTCAGTTGGAAGAGACACATTCGGGTTCGACAGAGTATTCAATCAAATGTTTTACAGTTCGCTTGAATGGAAACAATGCAGAGATAAGGTTATTGCTAGGGATCTCGGATGCGATCTCGGGGTCCCTGGCCATGAAATCTCTGGGCAGAGAGTTATTATTCATCATATGAACCCTATGACTCTCGAGGATCTTGAGAAGAGAACTGAGATACTATTGAATCCAGAGTATTTGATTACTACTACCCATTCTACTCATAACGCAATACACTATGGTGATTCGAATCTCTTGGTTTCGGAGCCAATTGAACGAAAAAAGAATGACACGTGCCCTTGGAAAAGATGAAAGGAAATTCAAGAATGAATGCACTAAACATTTACTCTGAGCCGGATTTTAGTTCAGACATTGTATGCACATTAGAATTGCCAACTCAGTTAGTAATTTCAGAAGAGGAATCAACAGAGTCATTCTATAAAGTCTATACTGAATTCGGCTTAGCCGGTTTTTGCGAAAAGAGTGTCTCTGTTGGTTCTGAGATTTCTGAAGAAGGCGCTAGAACATTTACATGAAGGAGGATTCAAAATGGAAACTAGTATTTTGGATTCTATCAAAAAACTCCTCGGAATACCATCTGAAGCTACAGAATTTGATACTGATATTCTGATTCATATCAATTCTGTATTTTCTATACTTACTCAGCTTGGTGTTGGTCCTTCGAGTGGATTTAGCATCGAGGACTCTTCTGCCGAGTGGTCTGACTTCATCGGAGATGATGCTAGGCTCTCCGATGTGAAGTCTTTTGTATATTTGAAAACCAGGCTTTTGTTTGATCCTCCTGCTAGTTCCGCTGCAATGGACGCCATGAATCGCATGGCGAGTGAATTGGAGTGGCGCATCAACGTTTCAGTTGATCCCAAGGAGGCATGATTCATGGCAAAAGGAACACCGTTGACGGTGAAAAGAAAATGCTGTGAAATGAAAGAAGCTGGAATGAGCAGCCATGAGATTTACGACTCATATTACAAACATGAAGTTGAAAATCCAATGACACGACGTTCATTTAGGACAGTTCTTGTTAGGTGGGCTAAAAAGAATTATCCTGATGATATAACTCTTAACTGCGGAACTTATGAAGGTTTTGTTGCTCATGACGCGACTGTGCAGGTAGCAGCGAACGGAGAGATTATCCAGGCGTGGATTAAGCAGCATGCTGAAACTCTAGATCCTGAAGAATTCTTGGCTGCCATTAAAACCGCTGTCCAAAAATACGAGTATGTAAAACCCTCATTTAAAGATTCCAAAAATATGCTCGAGATTTCGCTTTTCGATATGCATTGGGGAATTGCCTTTATGGATTATTACAAATCGGTCCTTGATGATGTCTTAGAGATAATTACCAGTCATCACTGGGATAAGATCGTGATTCCATTCGGGCAAGATTTCTTTCATAACGATAGCATTATCAATGGGCTAACAACAAGAGGAACATGCATTGAGAGAGTTGACATGGTCCGAGCTGTTAAAGATGGACAGCAGTTCATGTACGCTATTATCGATGCCGCTTTAGAAAACGCAGAAGAAGTTAAAGTTATCTACACTCCTGGCAACCATGATCAGAGCATATCTTGGATGTTTATGCAGACTCTTTTGGCCAGATATGGCGACGATATAATCGATGATTCTTTAGAGTTTCGTAAGGTTATTAGCTACGGAAGCAATGCTATAATGATTACCCATGGTGATGCTAAGAAAACAACTGCTAGAACTTTGGCCCACATTTTTCCAGTAGCATTTCCAAAAGAATTTGCTGACGCAACGATTCGCGAAGTTCACGCCGGTCATCTCCATCACGAAGGAGAAGCTGACATATATGGTGTAATGGTTAGAAGATTATCGTCTGGAGGAATTACTGACAAATGGTCTGATAGAGAAGATTTTATTGGGGCCCATAAGAGATTTATGCTATTTGAGTGGAGCGCCGATAAACTCAAGGCGATTCACTATATTTAACATAAAATTTTGGGAGAGAAATCAAAATGGAAAGACTACAACTTGTTCTTAGTATTGTGAACATTTCTTTTACTATCGCATTAAGCGCGATTGCACTTCTTAAACCTTTACGAAAAAAGTTTCTTGGAATGCATGCTGTCGAAGATGGTCAGAAGTGTCTTCTGAGAGCTGATATGCTTCGGCTCTATTACAACCATCGTCAAGACCAGTCTGTTCGACAGTACGAATACGAAAATTTCATTTACGAATACAATGCCTATAAAGCATTAGGAGGAAACTCATTCATTGACAAAATCTACTTAGAGATTCAGGGATGGGAAGTCCTTAGCTGAAAGGAGGACTAATTATGGAGCCTGATACCTATTCAAGCGAACTCTACCACCATGGTGTACTCGGTATGAAGTGGGGCGTTCGTAGATACCAGAATAAAGATGGCTCGCTTATTAATAAGAAGCGAACGACTTCAAGCTCTGCCGAAGGCCGTAAACCGGCAGCAAAAAAGAAAACCAAAGTTAAAACTAAGAAATCTTCTAAACAGAAAACTGCGAAGCCTAAGAAGAAACGTCTTAGCGAAATGACGGATGCTGAGATTAATGAGCGTTTAGAAAGAATGTCCCTTGAGAAAAAGTATCGTGATGCACAGAGGGAAGAAATTGCACAAAGTCGAGGAAAAAAATTCGCAATGGACTGCCTTGAATCCATCGGTAAGAATGTCATTGTTAATCTCGGAACTCAGGCCGGAAACCATATCGTCGGTAATGCCATCAATCGACTTGCCGGTGTCTCGTCCGATGATGCAAGTAAACGTATTGTCAACCCTCAGAAGGGGCAGACTGACAAAAAGTAAGGCGGCATAAAATGTCATTATCAAACACGGCCACTCCAATTTATTATGGTCAGTTCAGAGATGCCGTTATCAGAGGCGAGATTCCGGTTAATCGTGAAATTTCAATGGAGATGAACCGAATCGACGATCTCATTGCAAATCCAGGAATCTGGTATGATGACGAGGCTATTAATGGCTTCATCGCATTCTGCGAAAATGAGCTAACATTGACAAATGGTGAGGACCTTCATTTACTTGACTCATTTAAACTCTGGTCAGAACAGATTTTCGGTTGGTACTACTTTGTTGAACGAAGTGTCTACGTTCCGTCTCCGGATGGCCATGGTGGACATTACGAAAAGAAACGTATTAAGAAGCGCCTTGTTAACAAGCAGTATCTGATTGTTGCTCGAGGCGCTGCTAAATCGATGTACGCATCTTGCATTCAGAACTACTTTCTAAATGTTGATACTGCAACCACACATCAGATCACGACTGCCCCAACGATGGCTCAGGCAGAAGAAGTCATGTCTCCGATTCGAACTGCCATTACAAGAGCTAGAGGGCCGCTATACAAGTTTTTGACCGAAGGTTCTCTTCAGAATACCACTGGGTCAAGAGCGAATCGTTGCCAATTAGCCTCGACGAAGAAAGGAATTCAGAACTTTCTTACTGGCTCCATACTTGAGGTCAGACCGATGTCGATTGATAAACTTCAGGGTTTACGAGTTAAGGTAGCAACGGTTGATGAATGGCTTTCTGGTGATGTTAGAGAAGATCCGATAGGAGCACTTGAGCAAGGTGCAGCTAAGGAGCAGGGATCAGCTGAAAATAATGACTATTTAATCGTTGCTATTAGTTCAGAAGGTACTGTCCGAAATGGAAGCGGCGATACAATCAAAATGGAGTTGTCCGACATCCTTAAAGGCGAGTACTATAATCCTCATGTGTCTATTTGGTGGTATAAATTGGATGACATTGAGGAAGTTAACAACCCTGATATGTGGTTAAAGGCAAATCCAAATCTTGGCAAGACTGTTACTTATGAGACATACCAGCTAGAAGTAGAGCGTGCTGAGAAAAACCCAGCAGCAAGAAATGATATTCTTGCTAAGCGTTTTGGAATCCCGATGGAAGGCTATACTTATTACTTCACTTATGAAGAGACCCTTCCTCACCGTAAACGGGAATTCTGGAAGATGCCTTGCGCTCTTGGGGCGGACCTTTCTCAGGGTGACGACTTCTGTGCCTTTACTTTCTTGTTCCCGCTTTCCAATGGCAGCTTCGGTGTAAAGACTCGTAACTATATTACTGAGTTGACGCTTATGAAACTTCCAGCAGCAATGCGGACAAAGTATGATCAGTTCATGAAAGAGGGCAGTCTTGTTGTTATGCCAGGAACTGTTCTCGATATGATGGAAGTTTATGAAGATCTCGATAATCATATTTCAGAAAGAGAGTATGATGTTCGCTGCTTCGGATTCGACCCTTACAATGCTAGAGAGTTTGTCGAGCGTTGGGAGCGAGAGAATGGACCGTTTGGCATTGAGAAGGTTATTCAGGGCGCAAAAACCGAGTCTGTTCCACTTGGAGAGCTCAAAAAATTATCCGAAGAGAGAATGCTTTTGTTCGACGAAGATCTTATGACTTTCGCGATGGGCAACTGCATTACTATTGAGGATACTAATGGTAACCGTAAGCTGCTTAAGAAGCGTTATGATCAAAAGATTGATGCTGTGGCGGCTATGATGGATGCCTATATTGCGTTCAAACTTAATAGAGAAGCATTTGAATAAGGAGATGTATCAATGGACTATTATGGATACCAAGTCTACAATCGAAATGATATACGACATTGGAAGTATATAAAGCGCGAACGAGTTAATGGTAAGTGGCGATATTATTATGACGATCCTGAGTATCGGAATGCGTTAAATAGCTATAATTTAGCTAAATCGAACACCACAACCATAGCATTAAAGCGCGCAGCAAATAAAGTTAATTATGATGCTGCAAATAGAAAAGTGTCGCGAGACTGGATGCGGTCCAGGGATGGTAAAAAATATATTTGGAGGGCAACTCCGCAATCTATGGATAACGATCGAATCTGGCGGCAAGCAAGAAAAAAATATTTAGAGTATGATCGACTCCTCAAGATTGCACAAGCAGATGAAGAAAAAGCTCGTAAAAAGTATAAGAAGATCAAGCTTAGTTCAGCTCCGAGACGAGTTATCGCTAAAGGTGCTTCTGCAGTTGCTAATTTTATTTCTAAGTATTCGAAGTGAAGTGCCTTTAATTCGTAGAGCTGGGAATAATCTCCAATGAAGGAGGAAAATCAAAATGGAACAGTCTTTTGGATCCAGGCTTAAGCATGCCTGGAATGTTTTCCGAAGTCGAGACCCGACTGCTGAATTTAGGGACACTGGAGCGTCATATTACAATCGCCCAGATCGCCCAAGATTTACTCGCGGTAATGAGCGGTCTATAACTACTTCGGTTCTAAATAGAATTGCTCTAGACGCATCTGCTATAGATATTCTTCACGTTCGTCTTGATAAGAATGGGCGATTTTTAGAAGAAATCAATTCTGGTCTTAATAATTGCCTCAGATTGAGCGCTAATACAGACCAAACTGGCAGGGCGTTTAAGCAAGATGTTGTTATGTCGCTGCTCGATGAGGGATGTGTCGCAATCGTTCCTACGGACACTAAAATGAATCCCAAGGCTACTGATTCGTATGATATAGAAACTATGCGTGTTGGTAAAATTATTCAGTGGCGTCCGCAGCATGTGCAGGTACGGCTCTACAATGAGCAAACAGGAAAGAAAGAGGAACTCTGGCTTCCTAAGAAAATGGTAGCCATTGTGGAAAATCCTCTTTATGCTGTTATGAATGAGCCCAACTCGACTATGCAGCGATTAATTCATAAGCTTGGTCTTCTTGACATAACTGACGAGCAAACCGCATCTGGCAAACTTGATTTGATCATCCAGTTGCCTTATGTAATAAAGACAGACGCTCGTCGCCAGCAAGCTGAGAACCGAAGAAAAGATATAGAAATGCAGTTGGCCGGATCTAAGTATGGAATTGCTTATACCGATGGAACTGAAAAGATCACTCAACTTAATCGTTCGCTCGATAATAATCTTATGAAGCAGGTTGAGTATCTTACAAACCAACTGTATAGTCAACTTGGTATTACACAGACGATTCTCGATGGAACTGCTGATGAAAAGACTATGCTTAATTACTACAGCCGTACTATTGAGCCAATCGTTTCTGCGATTGCCGATGAAATGAAACGAAAGTTTCTTACTAAAACTGCGCGTACTCAGAATCAGTCGATCGAGTTCTTCAGAAATCCGTTTAAACTGGTTCCGGTTAATGATATTGCTGAGATCGCCGATAAGTTCACTCGCAATGAGATTATGACGTCTAATGAAATCCGACAAATTGTTGGAATGAAGCCGGCTGATGATCCTAAGGCTGATGAATTGCGCAACAGCAATATTGCGGAAACAAAAGAAGACCCCGACATGTATAAAGAGTACATGAAAAATTTAGAAGAAGGAGGATAAAATCAAAATGGAAAATTTCGATTTTAGCGGGTGGGCTACCAAAGCAAATCTCAAATGCTCTGATGGCAGAGTTATCATGAAAGATGCTTTTAAGCACAATGATGGTCAGACTGTTCCGCTTGTTTGGAATCATCGCCATGATGATCCAAATGAGATTCTTGGTCACGCTCTTCTTGAGAATCGTGATGAAGGCGTTTATGCATATTGTACATTTAATGACACAGAATCTGGAAAGACAGGTAAGATGCTTGTTCAGCATGGCGACATTGTGTCTCTCTCCATTTATGCAAACCAGCTTAAACAGAATATGTCGAATGTTATTCATGGCAATATTAGAGAGGTGAGCCTTGTGCTTGCGGGTGCGAACCCTGGCGCATCTATTGAAACCGTAATTAAGCATGGTGAGGAATGTGAAGAGGAAGCCGAAATTTTCACTGGCGAGAATATCACAATTTTTCATAGTGATGAAGATAATGAATTGGAGGAAAAATCTGACATGAACGAAAACAACGAATCTCTTGAGCATTCTGATGAAGAGACTATTAGCGATGTGTTTGACACGCTTACTGAGAAACAGAAAAAGGCCGTCTATGCGATGATTGGTTATATCATTGACAGCGAGAAAGATGAAGATGAAGATGACGGCGATGAAATGAAACATTCTGAGGGAGGAAATGAAATGAAGCATAATGTTTTTGACACTGATGGCATGCAGGACGAGAAGGTCCTGACCCACTCTGATCTCGACCAGATTGTCGAGCTCTCCAAGACCCCGAGTATCGGCAGCTTTAAGCAGGCTCGTATGATTTACGAGAATGAGAATGAGCTGCAGCATGACGCTTTCGATGCTGAGACGATGGACATGCTCCTTCCGGAGTATAAGTACATCGATCCGATGGAGCCGAAGATTCTTTATCCTGATGACACTTGGGTGTCCAGTGTTATCAACGGTGTTCATAAGTCTCCGTATAGCCGAATTCGCACTCGTCGTGCCGATGCTCGTCAGGCTGAACTGAAGGCCATGGGTTACCAGAAGAAGGGCGACTACAAGAAGGAGATGAAGCAGATCCAGCTGCTTGGTCGTACTCATGATGCTCAGACCGTCTACATCAAGGACAAGATCAATCGTGATGACGTTCTTGACATCACTGATTTCGATATTGTTGCTTACCAGTGGAAGATTATGCGTCATACCATGGATCAGACTCTGGCTCAGGCTATCCTGATCGGCGACGGTCGTGAAGACACTGATCCCGATAAGATCAAGGAAGATCACATCCGCCCGATCTGGCACGATGACGAACTGTACTGCATCCATCAGGATGTTGATATCGCTGGCCAGAAGGCGAAGCTTCAGGGTACCGATACTGCGAAGAGCTTCGGCGACAACTATGTCTATGCTGAGGCCGTTATCGAGGCGGCTCTGTATTCCCGTGAGAAGTACAAGGGCTCTGGCAACCTGACCTTCTACTGCACGCCGCATCTGCTCAACGTGATGCTGCTTGCTCGTGATCTGAATGGTCGTCGTATTTATTCCTCGAAGGCAGACCTGGTCGCGGCTCTGAACGTCCGTGACATTCAGACCATCGAGCAGTTTGAGGGCCTGACTCGCCAGACTTCTGAAGGCAAACATAAGAAGCTCCTTGGCCTGTTTGTCAACCTGGCTGATTATCAGCTTGGCTGCGTTAAGGGTGGCGAGATTACGAAGTTTGATGATTTCGATATCGACTTCAACCAGTACAAGCTCCTTCTTGAGACTCGCGTCTCTGGTGCTCTTGTCGAGTGGTACTCTGCCATCGCTCTGGAAGAGCCCGTTGATTGAGTCTGATTTATAACTCGAACATAAATAATTTTAGGAGGTAACATAATATGGCTACTGAAAGAATCTTCGATCATGCTGATGACAAGAACGTCGCCGCGATTATCATCTATGGCAAGACTTCGCCCGACGGCAAGGCCTACACCGATAAGGGCTGCACTAAGCAATTTACTACTAGCGAGCTGAAGAATGCGTTCATTAAGCGGGCTATTGTTTGCGTTGGCACGAACTACTTTATTCCGGTCTCCTATTCGGAGGCGAGCAAGGTCGGCTCTGTCAATTATGTGACTACTACCGGTGGCAGCTCCGATGTTAAGACGGTTCTGACTAATCTGGCTGCTATTGCTGACGCTTAAGTAAAAATCTAGGTGAAAATTCAAAATGGCAAAATTTTACGGTAAAATCGGCTATGCTAATACAGTCGAAACTAAGCCTGGCGTTTACGAGGAGCAAATTGTAGAACGTTCTTATTACGGAGATTTGATCCGCAATACTCGTCGGCTTCAAAGTGCTGACCAAGTTAATGATGACATTAACATCAGCAATGAAATTAGTATTGTGGCTGATCCGTATGCCACGAATAATTTTCACACCATGCGCTATGCTGTTTTTATGGGTACGAAATGGAAGATCTCGAACGTCGAAGTTTCGTACCCTAGATTGATATTGACGTTGGGTGGTGTGTACAATGGGCAGTAGACTTGAACTACAAAACGAGCTTGAAAAATTACTCGGATCGAAAAACGTGTATTTTCAACCCCCAGCGTCGATATCGATGAAGTACCCAGCAATTCGGTACTCTTTATCTGATGTCGAAAATTGGCATGCGGATGATATTCCATTTAAGCAGGCGAAAGCCTACGAAGTAATACTTATTGACAGAGATCCTGACAATGAATATGTCGATAAATTATCGCAGTTTAGGTACTGCAGTTTCGATCGATATTATCCTGCCGATAATCTCAATCACTATGTATTTACTCTATATTACTAAAGGAGGATTTGCTCTATGAAACTTGTTTGGGACAAAACTGGTGAACATTATTATGAAACCGGTGTAAAGAATGGTGTCCTTTACCCCATGAGTGCAAGCGGCACCTATCCGAAGGGTGTTGCTTGGAACGGCCTTACGGCTATTACGGAGAGCCCCTCTGGTGCAGAGGCTACTGCTCTCTACGCTGATGATATCAAGTATCTTAACCTGATGTCTAATGAGGAGTTCGGCGCCACCGTTGAAGCTTATACTTACCCCGATGAATTCGCCGAGTGCGATGGCTCTGCGTCGCTTACCGAAGGTGTTTACATTGGCCAGCAGGCTCGCAAGACTTTCGGCCTGTGCTATCGTACGACTCTTGGTAACGATTCTAAGGGCAACGACTACGGCTACAAGCTCCATATTATCTATGGTGCTATGGCTTCGCCGTCTGAGAAGGCGTATTCGACCATCAACGATAGTCCGGATGCGATCACGTTCTCTTGGGAGCTGAGCACCACCCCTGTCGCAGTTGCCAATTTCAAGCCGACTGCTTCTTTGACCATTGATTCTACGAAGGTCGATCCTCAGAAGCTCGCCTCGCTCGAAGAAATTCTTTATGGTAAGGATGGCACTGGCGAAGACCATTCTACCGGTGCAGTTGATCCCCGTCTTCCCCTTCCGGATGAGATCGCGAATATCATGAAGGGATCGGTCTAATATTATTTAACGTTATGGGCCTCACTTAACTGTGGGGCCCTTTTCTAAATTTGAAAGGAGAAAATACTAATGCTTAAGGAAACTATTAAATACACGGATTACAATGGCGTTGAGAGAACCGAGGACTTCTGGTTCCATCTGTCTAAGGCAGAACTCATGGAATGGGAGATGGGCACGACTGGTGGTCTTACTGAGATGATCAAACGAATTGTCGATGCTCAGGATGCGCCGGCGATTATCAAGATCTTTAAGGAACTTGTTCTCAAGGCTTACGGCCAGAAGAGCCCCGATGGCAAGCGCTTCATTAAGTCCGAGGAGCTCGCGACTGAGTTCTCCCAGACCGAGGCGTATTCTCAGCTCTTTATGGATCTTGCGACGGACGCTGATAAGGCAGCTGCATTTGTTAATGGTATTATGCCTAGTGATGTTGCCGAGAAAGCAGCTGCGGCTTCTGCCGCAATCTAACCAGCAAGGAGATTAAGAGATGCTCCAGATAACTGTTCCTGGAAGGGAACTCTTCGATGAAGAACATGGACAATTCCTTGTTGTCAGAGAGCAGACTTTGCAACTGGAGCATTCTCTCGTCTCTCTTTCAAAATGGGAATCAAAATGGTGTAAGTGTTTCTTTTCTAAAGAAGATAAGACACGAGATGAGACCATTGATTATATAAAGTGCATGACAATCACGAGGAATGTGCCATCTGAAGTATACTTGTGTTTGACTCGAGAGAACATCGATGAGATCAACAAGTATATTTCTGCTCCTATGACTGCTACATATTTTTCAGATGATAAGAATACTGGTCCTAGCCGAGAGCAGATAACTTCTGAACTGATATATTACTGGATGATTGCACTCAACATTCCATTTGAATGCGAAAAATGGCATTTGAATCGTTTGCTTACTCTAATCAAGGTATGTAGCATTAAGAATGAGCCTCCTAAGAAGAGAAGTAGACACGAAATCATGTCCAGAAACGCAGCTCTGAATGCTGCACGAAGGAAGAAATTAAACACGAAAGGGTGATAATTATGAGCAATAGCCCTCTTGTTAGCTATACTAGGATTAGCCCTTGCAAGAATCCTAGGAATCATAAAATTGACACAATTACTATTCATTGTGTGGTTGGCCAGGCTAGTGTTGAAGGCCTAGGAGCCACATTTGCCAATTACAATACTCAGGCCTCGTCTAATTATGGCATCGGCTCGGACGGAAGAATCGGTATGTATGTCGAAGAGAAAGATCGTTCCTGGTGTTCTTCGAATAGCTCGAATGACCACAGGGCAATCACAATTGAATGTGCTTCGGATGCATATTATCCGTATGCTATTAATGATGCTGTCTATGGATCTCTTATCGATTTACTTGTCGATATCTGCATTCGAAACGGGATCGAGTCTCTTAAATGGCGAGCTGATAAAAGTCTTATCGGATGCCCGGAAGAACAGAACATGACTGTTCATAGATGGTTCTGCAATAAGTCTTGCCCTGGCGATTACATTTACGATCGTCTTTATGACATTGCTGCGGAAGTTAATGAACGACTGGAGGATTATTATATGACTCAGGATACTTTTAATAAAATGTTTGACACTGCTATGGCCAGATATCGCGATCAGCTTCGGGATAATGATGCGTCTAACTGGAGCGAAGAAGCGCGTAGTTGGGCTGTCAAGAACGGACTTATTTCTGGTTCTTCAGACACAGAGTTCAATGGCATGTGGGAAGACTACATGACGAGAGAACAGCTCGTAACAGTTCTTTATCAGTTTGCTAAATTTATTGGCAAGTAATACATTTCGGAAGTAGGGATGAACATTGATAAGGTTCAGACAAAAGGGTGACTTTTCTAATTTAAATCGATTCTTAGAAAGAGCAAAGAACGTTATTAAAATTGGCGAACTTGACAAGTATGGTCGAGAAGGCGTGGCTGCTCTTGCGTCTGCAACCCCTGTTGATTCCGGGTTGACTGCCGATTCATGGTATTATGAAGTGAAGCATCAAAATGGAAAAGCTTCAATAAATTTTTATAACTCTAATATTAATAAAGGCGTGCCTATTGCCATTATATTGCAGTATGGGCACGGAACTGGAAATGGCGGCTGGGTTGAGGGGCGAGATTACATCAATCCTGCAATTCAGCCGCTGTTTGATACGATAGCAAATAACGCATGGAAGGAGGTCACTGAATCATGAGCAAAAAAGTAGATGAAAGAGTCGTAGAGATGCGGTTCGAGAATGGGCAGTTTGAGAAAGGCGTGGCGCAATCCACAGAAAGTCTTAATAAGCTCAAGAAGAGTTTGAATCTCGAAGGCGCTGCAAAAGGCCTTGAGAACGTGAACTCCGCTGCAAAAAATACATCTGGAATTGAAAGTTTAGCGGCTAGTCTTGAAAAGGTTGAGCACCGGTTCTCTACTATGGGGATCGTCGGCATGCGAGTAATTGAGAATCTTACCGACTCCGCTATGCGTTTTGCAAAGAAGACCGTTGGTTTTGTGACTAATGGCATCATCAATGGCGGTAAAAGAAGAGCTATGAATCTGGAGAATGCAAATTTCCAGCTTCAGGGTCTTCTTAAGAACGAAGAAGCCGTTGCTGCCGTTATGCAGAACGTCAGTGATGCTGTTGACGGAACCGCATACAGTTTGGATGCAGCAGCAAAAGTTGCTTCTCAGTTAGCGGCATCTGGTATGAAAGCCGGAGAGGAGATGTTCTCAGCTCTTAGAGGTGTTGCTGGCGTTGCCGCAATGACGAATAGCTCTTATGAAGACATTGGTCGAATCTTTACTCAGGTCGCTGGCCAGGGCAGAATAATGGGCGATCAGCTTCTTCAGTTATCTGCCAGAGGCATGAATGCCGCCGCAACGTTGGCGAGTTATTTGACCAAGATCGGCGACGGAACTGAATACACAGAAGCTCAAATTCGAGACCTCGTGTCGAAAGGTCAAATTTCGTTTGATATTTTTGCCGCTGCTATGGATGATGCTTTTGGCGAGCATGCAAAAGCTGCTAACAGCACATTCGAAGGCGCTCTGTCTAACATCAAGTCAGCACTTGGAAGAATCGGTGCAGACTTTATTAAACCGCTTATAGCCCAAAACGGCCCGTTTGTTAATCTCTTTAACGCCATTCGAAAGAAAGTTAATCAGATCCATGAAATAACTAAGCCGATCGCAGAGTGGACAACCAAGACCATTGGCAACATGGTTAATAAGTTGGCCGGTTTTTTAGAGAAGCTGGATATTAAGAACCCATTTGCGAAAGTTAATGGTGGCGATGTTGCTAAGACAACTAAGGCTTTTAATTCCGCTGCAGATGCGGTTGGTAACGCCGCACAGAGCTTGGAACATTTTCAAGACATTGCGGTCAGAGTTGTTCGTGGCGAGTTTGGCAATGGTGCTGAAAGAGTAAAAGCTTTGGCAAATGCCGGTGAGGATTACGCTAAAGTTCAGACGCTCGTTAATAAAGTTTGGCTTCGTAATGGTAAGAATTGGTCTGATTGTACTGTAAAGGCTGAGGAACTTGAAGAAGTTATCGGAAGTCTGTCAGACACAGAACTTAAAAGCCTTGGATATACTGAAGAGCAGTCAGAATCTCTTAAAAATCTTGCTCAGCAGGCTAAGGAAACCGGGAAACCGATTAGTGAGCTGATCAATAATCTTCAGACTCCTACTAAGAAAGGTCTTTTTCTGGATGCTATTCAAAATGGTTTAAAGGGGCTTTCAAAAGTTCTTAAAACCGTTAAAACTGCATGGAATAGTGTCTTTTCTCCTAAGAATTTATCAGATGCGGTTTACAAAGCCGTAGAGAATTTGCATGCTCTTTCTGAAAAGTTTGTTATGACCGACGAAACAGCGGACAAGCTTCGAAGAACGTTTAGTGGGCTTTTCTCAGTATTAAGCGTTATTAAGAATTTTGTTGGCGGGACTGTGGCGATTGTTCTTAGAGTTGTATCAAAACTGTTGTCTTCGTTGCATATCGGTATTCTCGATGTGACCGCGGCTGTTGGCGATGCAATTACAAAATTTAAAGAGTGGCTTAACTCCAATAACATATTTGTTAGAACATTCGGCGCAATTGCTGCTAATGCTCAGAAAGCTGCTTTGGCAATTCGAGATTGGGTCAAAGCCTTTACGGAATTGCCGGTTGTGCAGAAAACTGTGACGTCGGTAAAGACTGCCGTAGTTAATGCATTCAATGCAACTAAAGAAGTCTTTTCTGACGGTAAAAATCGGATTGCAGATTTCATCGATAATTGGAAAGATCTTGATAAAATTACCCTTGACAATCTCAAGGCTATGCTTATCGATTTTAAGAAGAATGTTTTAGACGAGTTCTTTAAAGTTAATTTTAATTTCAGTTTCAAAGGTATAACTAATAAAGTTAAAGGCCTAAAGACGTCTATGAAGACCGAACTTAAGTCTGCGACCAATATTCTTGATGGATTCAAGACGTCGCTCTTCAACCTAGCTGAAGAAGCTCGGTCTAAAATCCATATGGGCGACATTTTTGGTTACGGCATGGCCGCCTTGATGGTTAAGTCCGTGATGGACATTGGAAAGTCTCTTGAAATGCTGGAAGGTCCTCTTGCTGGTGTCACAAGTGTAGTTAAAGGGCTTGCTGGAATTGAGAAGTCCATCTCTAAATACATCGATGCTAAGACATTCATAGATAGATCTAAAGCTATTAATGTTTTGGCTTCTGCTATTGTTAAGCTTGCAATTGCTGTCGCGCTTCTTGTTGCGAGCATGTATGTCATCAACGACATAAATCAAAATGGAGAACTTTCGATGCCTCTTCTCACGCTTATCGGATTAATGGGGATGCTCGCGCTTCTTGCGTATGCGGTTAGCAAAGTTAATTTTTCCAGTATAGCCAAGATTTCTAGTATAATGTTTTCTATCGGAGGAGCTATTGCTTTACTAGCCCTTGCACTTAAGACAATGGACGGACTGAGTTCTGATGATAAAACATACAAAAATGCCGTGGTGCTAATTGCGCTAATTGGAGTTCTTGGCGTTGTTGCTGTAGCACTTGGGGAACGAGTGCCTCAGCTTTCAAAAGGAAGCATAGCTATTATCGCTTTTGCGGCAGGTGTTTATATACTCGCTAAAGCACTTAAAAGCATTGGCAAAATTGATAAAGATAGTCTGAATCGATCTTTTGCAACTCTTGTTGGCCTGATCTTAGCACTTAGTATAGCGGCACAGGGTCTTAAAGGCCTTTCATTTTCTGGTGGAGTTGGTCTTATTGCTATGGTCATCGCTTTAAAAGTACTAATGGGTGCTCTCGATGACTTGTGCAATTTTGACGGGAACAGGATAGCGGAAAATCTTCTTACTATTATCGGCATACTGGGTATCTTAACTGCATTAATGGCGATTACAAACCTTGCTGGAACAAATGCCGCTAAGGGCGGAATTGGTATGCTGGCTTTGGCTGCAGCAATGTATACGATGGTTAAAGCTATTAAAGCTATGGCTGAAATATCCCCAGACGATCTAAAGCGGATGACACCGATTCTTATCTCTCTTCTTGGCATTTTTGGGGTGTTGATTGCTGTTTCAAATCTTGCAGGGCAATTTGCCCATCGAGCTGGAATGATGCTGTTGATGGCCGCAGGTTCCTTGCTAATTCTTACAGGTGTTATTGTTGTTCTTAAGAACATGAGCCCCGATGGCCTTTGGCGGGCAGTTGGTGTTATTGCAGTTCTTGAGGCTATGTTTGCCGGGTTGATTGCGGTCACACATCTTGCCAAGAATTGTAAGTCGACATTAGTGCTCTTAACAGTAACAATCGCGATGATGACTGTCGCACTTATGACGTTGGCGCATCTCGATCCCGCATCTCTTGATGCTGCAAAGAGTGCACTGGCGTCAATTATTGCGACGTTCACATTACTTGTTGCTGCTACTGGGATGTTTAAGGGTGAAGATCTTGCGAAAAAGTTTGGCGGATTGATGAGCCTTGTTCTTGTAACTGGGATTCTAGCTACCATTATTGTTGGCATGGCTAAACTTTCTCCGAATCAGGCATTGCCGTGTGCACAGGCGCTCGCCACGTTGCTTACTGCATTAGCGACTTCTTTATTTATTCTCAGCATCGCTGGGAAAGATGCAGATGAAGCAATGACTGCCGCATATAAGATGACTGGTGTAGTGTTGATTCTTGGAGCAATCCTTACCGGAATGTCTGAGCTTAATGTCTCGAATGCTGTTGAGAATGCTAAAGGGTTATCGCTTTTACTGCTCGCGCTCTCTACGAGTATGGTTATACTTTCTACTTTCGGTGGCGATGTTAGTGGAAAAGCGATTATTGCCGCTGCTGGAATGTCTGTTGTCCTTGCACTTCTTGGCCTTGTCTTGACCGAAATGGCAGCGCTTAATGTCTCGAACGCAATTGAGAATGCTACAGCACTTTCGATTCTTGTTGTGTCGCTGTCTGCTGCATGTGTGCTTCTCTCATTTGTTGGATCGCTTGGGGCGGCAGCAATAATTGGTGTTGGATCATTAGCGGCGCTCATTGTCGCCATTGGCGGTATTATGTACGGCATTGGGGCGCTTGCTCAGTATCAGCCCAGTATGGACGAGTTCCTTGATCACGGCATCGTTACTCTTGGCAAGATTGGCGAAGGTCTTGGTAATTTAATTGGAAGTTTCGTTAAAATGTTTGCCGAGACTGCTGCTTCGGCTCTGCCGTCGATTGCCACCAGCTTGTCAATGTTTATGGTTAATCTTATGCCGTTCGTAACGGCTGGTAAGATGATCGGAAGCGACACTTCTCTTATTGATGGCATTGTAGCGATCACTAAGGCAGTCCTTCTTCTCACTGCAGCCGACTTCTTAAGCGGGCTCGCTAGTATCGTTGGATTAGGGGCCTCGTTTAACGGGCTCTCTGAGAAATTCACAGCTATTGGTGAAGCTATGGTCGCGTTCAGTAATGCCACAACCGGTGTAAACTCTGAGCAAATTAAGGCATCGGCCGAGGCTGCTGCATCTTTGGCAGAGGTTTTTAAATCACTTCCTAAAGAAGGTGGCTGGTTTCAAACCGTATTCGGCGAGCAAGATCTCTCTGGTTTTAGCGATAAATTAGAGGGTTTTGGCAATGCTCTTACCAGTTATGGAAACTCTGTTGCAGATCTTAAAGTTAGTGCTATCACTAATTCTATCCCCGCGGCTAATGGCCTTGTCGAAGTTCTTAACTCGCTTCCCAATAGCGGCGGATCACTTCAGAAGTTTTTGGGCGGTAAAGACATGACGTCTTTCTCCAATGATCTTAGCGGTTTTGGAACAGCGCTTTTTAACTATGGAAACTCTGTTGCGAACCTTAAAGTCAAAGCTATTAAAGACTCTGTGCCGGCTGCAGAAGGCCTTGCAGATTTTATGAAAGCTCTTCCGAGTAGTGATGGTGCATGGCAGAAGGTCTTCGGTAACAAGAACGCGAGCGACTTTGGCAATCAGCTCGAATCTCTTGGCACTAGTATGAAGAACCTTTCTGACACACTTAGCGGAGTTGAATTCTCATATTACGATTCTGCATCTGCTGCGTTAAATTCCATTACCGAAGCGGTTACGAATTTCGATGTTGGCAGCCTTAATTCTATAGTAACTTCTATTGGCGGTCTCGGGACTCAGGCATCAACTGCGTTCACCACTAATGTCGAACAGTCAGAAATTAAAAACGCATTTGATGCACCGCTTAATAAGGCCGCGTCTTCTGCTAGAGGAAGTATGCTGAAATTTTACGATGCCGGTAGATACCTTGTTACCGGGTTTGCAAATGGTATACGAGACAACATTTATCTGGCTAAACTAGCCGCGATAAAAATGGCTAACGATGCAGAACTTGCAGCAAGATCTGAACTCGACATTAATTCTCCTTCTAAAGTCTTTAGAAAGATTGGCGCCGGCGTACCTGAAGGTTTCGCTCAGGGTATAGAGCGCTTTAGCTATCTTGGAACCAGGGCAGTTGAAAGCATGAGCAACAACGCTATTGACGCGACAAGTAAAGTGCTCTCAAGTATTACTGCTGCTTTGACTGATGATGTCAACACTCAGCCGACAATTAGGCCGATTGTTGATTTGAGCAATGTCGAGAGCAGTTCTGATGCGATTAGCAGTATGCTTACTATGGATCCGACAGTTAGCGCGTTCTCGAATGTTCGCTCGATTAGCGCAATGATGAATCGTAATCAAAATGGAGCTAACGATGATATTGTTTCGGCCATTAAGGACCTTGGCAAGACCATCGGCAAAGCATCTGGCGATACTTACCAGATTAATGGCATAACTTATGACAGCGGGTCTGAAGTTTCTGAAGCAATTCAGACACTTATTCGTGCATCTATCATAGAAGGGAGGAGATAAGTATGGCTTATATTGTCACAATCAATAGAATCCAGGCAGAAAGTGGCGGAACGCGAAACCTTTTTGCAACATGGTCCAATGATGCTTTTGATCACTTAGACCATTACAAAGTCAGATGGTGGTATTCGACTGGCGATGATAATGGTTTTGTTGGACACGAAGAAGAAACTTCGCAGAAGTATTCGAGATGGACAGCGCCAGATAACGCCACAAAAGTAACAGTTGCGGTCATACCTATTTCCGCTACTTATACGGCAAATGATACGGAGGTTAGCTACTGGCAGGGTGAGTGGGCTCAGAAGAGTATTTATTTTGGGGCTGACATCCCGCCAGAAGCTCCTCCAACTCCGTCGGTTACGGTTAAGGATTATAAGCTGACAGCTAGTCTTGACAACCTTAAGCCAATAGAGTATGAAGGTAAGACAAACTGGATATATTTCGAAGTCGTTCGAAATGATCAGTATGTTGTTGTTTCTGAAGGAAAGGCCAAGATTATAACCGGGCATGCTCAATTTTCTTGTGACATTGCAGCCGGCGGCGAATATAAAGTAAGAGCTAAGGCTGTTCGAACGCATAAATCCAAAACAGTAGTCAAATCATATACAAGAAAGCCATATAGTGGTTCAACATCTGGAAACTGGGTTGATGCTGCGAAGGATACAATGAAGAACACGACATTTAATGTTGTGGAAACCGATGTTATTGATGATAATGGTGTCAGCGAATGGTCAGATTATTCTTCAAACGTTCACACTAAACCGGAATCTTCAGATGGCTTGCTTATCACAACATGCCGGGCTCAAACGAAGACATCTGTATATTTGGCCTGGTCCAAGGTCACTGGCGCCACTACGTATGATATTGAATACTCAACTAAGAAAGAGCACCTAGGAGCTTCTGATGACTCGTCCACTGTAAGCGGAATCGAGTATACTCACTATGAAAAGACAGGACTCAATACTGGAGCTGAATACTTTTTCCGCTTACGGGCTACGAATGATGTCGGAAGCTCTGATTGGTCTCCTATCGTTTCGGTCATTCTCGGTAAAACCCCAGCAGCGCCAACTACATGGTCGTCCTCGACCACATGTATGGTCGGCGATAATTTAATCCTTAGCTGGCTCCACAACGCAGAAGACGGATCAACCCAAACATCTGCACAAATCGAGATTTATGTCAATGGTGTAAAAGAAACGCATACCATTAACAGCGCCACAGAGGAAGATGATAAGAAGACGATGTCTTATACTGTGGACACATCTTCTTACACCGAAGGAAGTAAAATCCAGTGGCGAGTCCGTACCGCGGGTATCACAGGAGACTATAGTGATTGGTCTATTCAGAGAACGGTTGATGTCTATGCTGTTCCATCACTGAACCTTGCAGTCACCGACTCAACTGGAAGTACGGTTCAGACTCTTACCTCATTCCCGATCAATATTTCAGCTACGGCGGGTCCATCTACCCAATCACCTGTTGGATATTACTTAACAGTTGTTGCAAACCAGGCGTATACGGCGACGGACTCGATCGGAAACCATAAGAACATTGGGTCTGGAGATGAGGTATATTCTAAGTATTTCGACACATCGGATCCTCTGTCAGTTGAATTATCGGCAGGAGATATATCCCTTCAAAATGGAATATCTTATACGATAGTTTGCACTGTTTCGATGAATTCTGGTCTCAATGCGTCAAGCACGTTGTCCTTTACGGTGGACTGGACTGCAACATCCTATACTCCGAATGCTGAACTTGGCATTGACTATAATTCGGTGTCTGCGATTATTCGCCCGTATTGCAAAAATGGTTCTGGCGAGCTTGTTCAGAATGTTACTCTGGCTGTCTATAGAAGAGAGATTGATGGCTCATTTACTGAGATCATGTCAAATCTCAATAATGCCGACGAAACGTTTATAACCGATCCGCATCCGGCTCTTAATTATGCACGGTATCGAGTAGTAGCAACTGACGCTACAACCGGTGTTATCTCATATTCCGATTTGCCGCTGTTCCCGGTCAATGAAAAAGCATGTATTATTCAGTGGAATGAGGAATGGCGATCTTTTGATTCTGCAAACTCTGATCGCCATGTCGAACCGGTTTGGTCTGGATCGTTCCTACGACTCCCTTATAACATTGATGTTAGTAACTCCTATTCTGTTGATAGTTCGCTTGTCGAGTACATCGGACGCAAACATCCTGTCAGTTATTATGGAACTCAGCTTGGAGAAGGAGAGACCTGGAATGTTGTTATTCCAAAGTCCGACATCGAAACACTGTATGCGCTTCGTAGATTAGCAGTATGGACCGGAGATGCTTATGTACGTGAGCCGTCCGGAAGTGGCTACTGGGCAAATGTTGGGGTTTCATTTAGTCAGAAGCACCGTGACATGACAATCCCAGTTACACTTACAATTAAGAGAGTCTCAGGAGGTATTTGATATGCCCGATTGGACTGCATCAATGCAGCAAACATTTGAGTACTATATTGTTGATCCTAAAAGCTGGAGAGATATAAAACGGCTCGAAAATGTCAAATCCTGTACTATCAGTAGGGATTCCGACGCAGATACACTTGGTTCCGCCACTTTTGAATTGTCAGAAGCCGTAGGCGAATGCTATGTCCGAGTCTATCTAATAACAATTCAAAATGGAATTCAAGAACGTTTTCCTCTTGGAACATATTTGCTTCAGACGCCTGAGTCTTCTTTTGATGGCAAACGAAACAGTATATCAGTAGATGCTTACACTCCGTTGCTAGAGCTCAAAGAAAGCATGCCACCTATTGGATACTATATTCCAAAGGGGCAGTATGCAATGAAGTATGCTTATACTTTGGCTAAGGAACATGTCAGAGCTCCGGTAGTCAAAGTTGAGCCTTCGGCAGAATTGTTCTACGACTTTGTAGCAAACACGTCTGACACATGGCTCACATTTCTGACAGACCTGGCCTCGTATGCCAAGCATAAATTTGATCTTGATGAAATGGGGCGTGTACTATTTGCGCCCCATCAAGATACCGCTTCTCTTCAGCCTATATGGGAGTATAATGATGGAAATAGTTCGATTCTATATCCTGATCTAACATATAAGCATGACATGTACGGTATTCCGAATGCAATCGAGGTTATGTATTCTGACGGCAATGAACATTTTTACACTAAAATTGTAAATGACGATCCAAATAGCCCAATTTCCACCGTAAACCGAGGGCGAGAGATCATGGAGAGAGAAAGCAATCCAAGTTTGATTGGCGATCCTACAGATGATAAAATTAAAGCATACGCAGAACAAAAGCTGCGAGACCTTTCTAGTCTTGAGTACACTATATCGTATACCCATGGCTATTGCCCGGTGAGAATCGGCGACTGCGTACGCTTTAATTATGCTCGACCCGGTCTTAATGGAATCAAGGCTAAGGTTGTAAGCCAAACAATCAAATGCCAGCCGGGTGTTCCAGTTAGCGAGAAAGCAGTATTTACTACTAAATTATGGGAGGGGTGATAGTTCATGCCTTTATCTAGTGAGCTCGTGTCACAGTTTGCAAAACTTGCAAGCAACAAACCAAAAGAAGAAAAAGAATCTACCGTCTACGGCACAACTGTGATTCAAAATGGGAATAAATATGTCAAGCTGGACGGCTCTGAATTACTCACCCCGGCATCGTTCACAACTAATATTGCCGATGGCGAGCGCGTTACGGTATTTATAAAAAACCATATGGCGACCGTTACAGGCAATATTACTTCTCCTGCTGCTAGAACAAGTGAAGTAGAAGAAGTTGGAGATAAGGCAGACGCTGCAGAAGCGGCAGTTAAAGATTTAAAGGTAGATAATCTTAAGGTCAAGCAGAGGCTTGAAGCTCAAGAAGGATCTATAAAAAATCTTACTGCGGATAATGTTACAATAAGGGATGCGCTTACTGCACAGGGGGCTTCGATCGTAGATCTAGAAGCTGAAAATGCAACTATATCCGGAAAGCTTGAGGCCGCGGAAGGTAATATTAGCAATCTACAGGCTGACAACGTCACAATAAATGAATCATTAACTGCTGCTAAGGCTAGTATTAAAGATCTTGATACCAAGAAATTGTCGGCAGATCAAGCAGACATAAAATATGCCAATATTGATTTTACTAATATCGGAAAAACGGCAATTGAGAATTTCTATGCAACGTCTGGAATTATAAAAGATCTTGTTATCGGCGATACGAGCGTTACCGGAAAATTAGTTGGTGTCACAATTACTGGTGATCTTATTGAAGGCGGAACAGTCAAGGCTGATAAACTTGTCATTCTTGGCGAAGATGGGCTTTATTATAAGCTAAATGTCAACGCACTTGGAGAGACGACTGCCGCTTCAGATCCAAAGTATCAAAATGGATTAGACGGTTCGGTTATTGTCGCAAAATCAATAACAGCAGAGAAGGTTAATGTCCACGATCTTGTCGCTTTTGATGCTACAATTGGCGGATTCAACATTTCAGATAATTCTATATATTCAGGCGCTAAAGAATCTGTGACTAATGGAACAAGAGGTATATATCTTGATAAAAACGGCCAGATTTCATTTGGTGATGCAGACAATTTCATTAGATATTATAAAGATGCTGACGGAACATACAAACTCGAGATATCTGCGGCTAATATTTCAATAAAAAGCGGCAGCGAAGGCTCAAATCTTAACGATGAAATTAGCAATATCAAGAATGATGTCGATTCTTTAAGAGATGAAATCACGACATTGCTTCGAATAGAGTCGTCTAGAGGAACTGTTTTTAAAAACGATTCAATTTCTACTGTGCTTTCGGTCGTTATATATCATGGAACTAAGCGCATCACTGACAGTGCAACTATGAAAACTGTTTTTGGTGATAGAGCATATCTTCAATGGAAATGGCAAAGACTGGATGATGATTCCTTTGGCACTATATCTTTGTCCGATCACCGACTTGGCGCTGGTGGATTCACATTTACTTTATCGCCGAATGATGTTGATACCAAGGTCACATTTATGTGCGAATTAATAGTTTGAGACATATGAAAGGAGATTCAAAATGGCAATTAAATCTGCCGATCAAATTACGATTATTGACGTAACTGATGCCTATTCAGTTATGCTTACGAGTGAATCATATACATTTGTTGGCGGGGTATCCGGTGCTGCTTCCGGGCTGTCTTGCGAAACTGAAGCTGTTGCTTTTTGCGGAACGAATCAGTGCACGGTAGTCACTGTTGACGCAAAGAGGGTCGTTTGTCCGACCGGAATTAGCGCCTCCGTGACTAATAGCGGAACTTCGAAAGTTAAAATTACATTCACTACCACAGCCACTGTGGCTGATGCATGCGAGGCAACAATCCCGGTTGTTGTTGATGGCATCACTGTTAATAAAAAATTTAGCTTTGCAGTTGCAAAAGCCGGTCAGAACGGCGGCAACGGTACGTCTGTTACCGTTAAGTCTACATCTGTAACATACCAGGTCGGTAATTCTGGAACGACCAAGCCTACTGGTACTTGGCAAAGCGAGGTCCCGACTGTAGGTAATGGCCAGTACCTTTGGACAAAGACCGTCGTTCAGTATTCGGATGGAAAATCTACAGAAGCGTATAGTGTTTCTTACAATGGCACAAACGGTTCTAACGGAACTTCCGTATCTATTACGAGCACAGCCGTGGAATATCAGGTCGGCGATAGCGGAACAACTGCTCCTACTGGTACTTGGTCGACTAGTGTTCCTTCTGTTCCGGAAGGAAAATTCTTGTGGACAAGAACTACTGTTATATATTCTAATAATAGTTCCACTATTTCCTTTAGTGTTTCCTATAAAGGTACTAATGGATCAAACGGTGCAGACGCTATCACTTTGACCATAACGTCTTCGAACGGAACGGTATTTAAAAACAATTCTGGCTCTACAGTCCTTACAGCGCATGTGTGGAAGGGCAGCATCGAGCAGAATATCACAGACGCTGGCGTGTGCGGTTCACTTGGCACTATTAAATGGTATAAAGGGACGTATACTTCGGCTATCGCAGTCGGCAAAACGTACGAAGTAAAAGCGAGTGCGGTTCTTAATTCTGAAGTCTTCACTTGCCAGCTTGAGTAATCAGAAAGGAGGCTTTGCTGATGAGACCCAAAGCTAAAGCTGCAGCAACCGTCACTATATCTAGAATTATTGATGTCGAGGCAGAGATCAGATATTATTTAAAACAGTCCGCAACTTTGTCGGCTCCGGCAAAGCCAACCTCTTATCCGCCTCCGTCAGCCTGGAAAACGACTGAGCCAGATTATACTAATGATAGCTCCGATGCTTCTGGCGATACCGATACTTTATATTTTGTTATATGTACAGTGTTCACAAATGGAACATACAAATATTCAGAAGTATCCAAATCTAGTACCTATGAAGGAATCCGAAGGACAGAAACACAAATAACTCAGAATAGTGGCTCTATTGAACTTATACTCAAAAGGGTTGGAACACTTAAAGATGAGTGCGGTGCCGACACAGATAAAAAGCTACAAAACTATGTTACTTCGAGTGACTACAGTGCTGATAAAGAGAATACAAGTCATGCAATGGAAGATATGACTAAAAACATTAACAGCAAAGCGAATAAAGACGAGCTTAACGGTTATACCCCTATTGCAGATCATAATAAGATACTCAAGTATATGAGGTTCGATGAGAACGGAATTACAATAGGTTCCGGTATCAGTAAGGACCAAGGTCAAAGTCAAGGCCCAAGCAAAAATCTGACATTGAATCTTGACAATGATGCCATTAAATTCAAAAACGGTAACGAAGTCATAGGAAGCTGGGACGGAACAAATTTCTATACCGGCGATATAGTTATTAAGCTTAATCAGCGAGCCCAATTTGGTAACTTTGCATTTGTTCCTAGATCGGACGGATCAATCATGTTCCTTAAAGTTAAGGATTAATTTTCATAGGATTGGAGGACTAGCTTATGGTATCAGGAGCATCTGAGGCCTTTGATACATCGAATCCGTACATTAAATTCGAAATTAAGGTAAAAGAAAATTCCTATAGTGTACAAAATAACACGTCAAATGTTACCGTAACCGTTAGGTTTTGGAGAACAAACACTGGATACACAACTTATGGCACCGGTACAGTCTACTGCTTTATATACAACAATACATACTCGCAAGCCGTTAGCTCTGATCAAAAAATAACTAACTACGGTATTGACCTATTCGAGATGACGCTGGATATACCGCATAATGACGATGGGACTAGAAATTTAAACGTCGCTGCGTATATTAGCCATGAACGAGTAACATCTGAAAGCTATGATTATTATATTGATCTGACCACTATTCCGAGAGTTTCAGAATTAAGCTGTCCAACAACTTGGACTCTTGGCCAGCCAATTACATTTAAGATTGATAGAAAATCGAGCTCGTTCAGAGACACTCTGTCATATGAAACTTCAAGCACCGAATATTCTGGGGATCTTTATGCCAACACTTCGGCCAATACCATTGAATATACTCCACCGAAAGACTGGGCAAATCTTTATCCAAATTCGACAAGAGGAATGGTCGTTTTCGTGCTAACGACATACGACAGCAACGGGAATTCAATCGGTAGTACAAGAAGAAACGCCTGGTTTGTAATACCCGATAATGATAACGATTTTCTCCCAAAGTGCTCATTGTCTTTGACCGATACTTCCTCGATAACTGTAAACGGCACTAAAAAGAGTTGCCTTGCATATTTTGGGAAATATGTTGCTGGCGTGTCCACAATTCGCGCAAAAATATCCGCGAACGGCGCATATGGATCCACAATAAAGTCATATTCTGGGACTTATCCAGGAGGCTCGTTCTCGTCTAAGCAGTTTGATATTCCGACACGAGAACTATCTGGTAGCTGCAAAATTAAAGTGTCTGCCAGCGATACCCGAGACAGGATATGTAAGGCAGAAGGATCTGCAAATGTTGTGGCATATTCGCCTCCGTCTGTCACAGCGCTTTCAGTGCACAGATGCGCGTCAGAAACCGATGGAACAGAAAATGATCAGGGCGGGTACACTCAAGTCACATACGGGTACGCAATTTATAATATTGCAAACTCAGGTAAGAACGCAAAAAGTGCAGTACTTAAGTACAAAAAGAGTACCGACTCGACTTGGAGTACCCAGGATCTTACTACAAATGCCTATACTGGAAGCGGGTCTGTTATTATTCAAACTTCCACTGATAGTTCGTATGATATCCTGCTTACTGTTAGTGATTCAATTACTTCGTCTTCAAAATCAACTTCGGTGTCAACCGGTTATTGTATTTACCATATTCCGGCATCAGGAAAAGGTATAACTATCGGCGGTATTGCTGAGGGCGAAGGATTTAATGTCAAAATGCCAGCCACATTCTCAGGATCAATTAGTGCTGGCGGAAACTATAATGGCCAATACGTAACTGGCACTTGGCTACAGACGACACAGGCAACTGATCTTGGTAGAAAACCTTCAAAAGTTGCAGTCCTTGACGAGTCTGGATGGATTTATTCAAGAGCATTAAGTTCTCTTATTTTGGAAGCAGTGTACCCCGTCGGCAGCATCTACATGAGCGTTAATAGTACGTCACCCGCAACACTATTCGGAGGAACATGGCAAGCTATCAAAGGAAAGTTTCTGCTTGGACAATCCAGTGCACATAAAGCTGGTACCACCGGAGGCGAGGAAAACCATACTTTGACAGCTACTGAAATGCCAGAACATGCCCATTATATAGCCTGTCTCTTATACACATCTG